CCTTGCAGATAAACAACGCGGTGCGGTTAAAAGGGGTCGTCCACCGAAAGGCGACAACCCCGCCCCGAGCGCGCAAAAACGCCTCGAAGGCATTCGCTTCACTGGCATTTTTTAACGGGGTGGCCTGAACATTCCAGACTTCCAGCACTGCATTCAGGCCGTTGGCGGCACGTTGACTATAACCGTCACCGAATTTTGCCTCAAGAATGGCGGGCTTCACCTTCATCGGCGAGGCATAGGAAACTGGATAAGTAAGGATAGGCGCGGGCATGAGCAGACTTTACGCGCGCGCGAGGGTCAGGTTAAGACGGAAGATGTTCCGGTTAAGCCCGCAATGCCGCAAGGGCATTCCCACGAAATATAGTCGCCTAAGGCTCCTTATTTCTGAATGAAGGGGGCTTGTCCGTGGTTGTAAGGGTCTATAAAGCCCCAACAACACACGCCAAGGCGGAACAGGTTCCGTTATGGCGTGCAGCGGCATGACGCTGCTCTATACAATACAGGCGCAACCGAGGTTGCGCACTCCCTATCAGGCCAATACGCCGCCGGGGCGTTGCTCCTGTACCAGGATGTCGCGCACCATGTTACCCAGCTGGTTGCCAAGTTGCTGCAAGCCGCCAGTGTTGCCGTTGCCGCTGCCGCCTTGCGCACGGCTATCAACCGCGCCGCTCTGGGTGTTGACCATGACATTGATGGTGATATTACCTTGAGCCGCGCCCGCAGCACCCGCCATGCGCACGCCGAGCTGCCCGCCCGGGGTACGGGTGAGCGGCATCACCGCCTCAGGGCCTGCCTCGCCCATCACGCCCAGGCCAAAGCCGCCGCCCTTGGCAAACTGAAACGGGGTGGGGGTATTGACGATACCGTTGCTGAAGGTGCCGCCGTTGGCAAACGCCTGCACGCCCGATGAACCGAAGGCATTACCATTGGCATTAAACAGGCCGGAGATAAACGAGCCGATGCCACCACCCACGCCACCACCAGAGCCTGACTGGCTCAATGAGTTGGCAATGCCCTTGGCAAAGTCGCTGACGATGCGGTTGAGCGCATCCGCCAGCGGCTGCACGGAAGCCTTGATCTGCGGTTCCAGCACCATCGTTTTGAACAGATTGTACGTGGTATCGCGCAGGTTCTGGCTGAAGGTCTTGCCCGATTCAAAGCCGCGCATCAAGGCATCGGTCAGGCTCTGGCTGATACGGTCACTGGTTCTTTGAAAATCATCGGCGGCTTTTTTGGCCGCATTTTCGCTGGCTTTTTTATCCGCTTCCAGCTTGGCTTGAGTGGCTTGCAACTGCGGGCGAGCCGTTTCGGCATCGCGCAGACGGCCTAGCGCGCCAATCTGCATTTCAATCAAGGCGGCCTCAGCTTCGCGCCCCTTGATACCCTGCACGATAGCCAGATCACCCGCCCGCTGTGCGATCTGTTCGTTGTAACGCGCTTCAGCCGCCAGCGCCAGTTGTTCGGCGCTCTTGCCGATGGCGCTGTTGGACAGCTCAGAGGCCGCCGCTTCATCCAGTAGGCGCTGGGTCGTGTCGCCGATTTTCGCCATATAACGCTGCGCTGCCTGCTCCGTTTGCGCGGCGGCGCGATCCACTGGGACGCGAGTTGTTTTTTCTTTGTACTTTTCGTTGATTTTTTCCAGGCGAACTTTATGGGCGGCCTCGATCTGCTCCAGCACCGCTTTATTCCCTATGGATTGAGTAATGAGCTGTTGATAATATTTAGTCTCCTCAGCCAAATCCTTGCTGCGTTGCTGCGCCTTGCTTTGTCCCCCATTTAAATATCCAGACAAATCAGCCCGCGCGGCAAGGCTGCTGCCCGAACCTGCCACCATCGTTTTTTGTTTTTCCATTTGCGCATCCATCATACGCAGGCGATCTTCGCCCATACGGATGTCTTTTTCGTAAAACCCACTGAATACACTGTTTTTCATGTCAAGAATTTCGATATGTAACGCAGCGCGTTTTTGAGACAAATCGCTTGCCGACATTTCCTTGATTTTGCGCTGGAAGTTTGCAAAACCGTTGATAGATTCCTCAAACAACCTGGTTGCGGCATAGGTGGCCGTGCCGATTGCCGCTGCCACGAGCAAAAATGGGTTCGCCACCACAAAGGCACGAATAGCGGCGGTGGCGGTGCCGATAACCCCTGCCAGTGTGCCGGTGGCGGTGGCCTGCACAAGAGCTGCGGCGGCGGCAGCGCGCGAGGCGACTGATGCGGTATAAGTCCAGCGCACCCGCATGACCTCAGCTTCCGCGACAGCAATCGCGGCGGCGCGCTCGGCCTGCAAGGCCAACACATAAGCTGTGCTGGCCTCAATGGCTTTCGCGATACCCAGTGTAGCCAGTGCGGCCCCCGTCGCAACGAAGGCTGCGGACACCTTGTCAAGATTATCTGCCACCCCGCCCAGCGCTTTCGCCAACCCGCCCGTCAATCCGCCGCCCGCTTTATCCAAACGCCCCACCTCAGCCGTCACCGCATTACCCAGTTTTGTCCAGGCGGCGGATACCGTCAGCGGCAAAGAACTGTATTCCTCTTCCAGTTTTGATTTTTGCGAGAGCAAGGAATTAACCACTTTATCGGCAGTCAGCTCCCCCGCCTCGGCCATGGCGCGCAAGGAACTAATGGGGGCATTCATCCCCTCGGCGACCGCTTTCATTAAACGAGGGGAATTTTCCATCAGGCTATTGAACTCATCGCCACGCAACACCCCGCTTCCCAGCGCCTGCGAAAATTGCAACATGGCTGATGCGGATTCGGCAGCGCCAGCACCCGATAAGCGCAGGCTTTTGCCGACCAGATCCGTCATCGCCAGTGTCTGTGTCTGCGTCGCGCCCAGTTCTTTCAAGGCAGGAGCTAATTTTGAATACAAGCCAAGCGATTCCTTGAGCGGGACCCCATTTTGCTGTGCAATGGCAAACAGGGCGGCATTGGCCGTATTGAATTCCAGCTGCGAGGTGGTGGCCAGCTTCAGACGTGCCTGCAACCCCACATACTCATCCGCAATCTTGACGATACCAATGGCCGCGCCACCTAGTTGAGACAGCCCGATATACGCCTTGGCATAACCTTCCAGTTTATGCAGCTCGTTCGAGATGGATTCAACGCCAGCGCGCGTTTTCCCGAACGAAGCGACATTGCTGCTGGTCGAACGCTCGACCTCGCCCGTCATAGACCGGATACCGCTGGTAACTTTATCCTGCCCAGTCAGGATAACGTCAATATTCAAACCTACCGTAGCCGACATATTGCCCCCTGTTTGAATTCACTGCATACTGTTGTCATGTTCAATAATATTACAAATTTAGTAGCTTACTTCATCCGGTTTTTCGTTATCGGCGGGGCGGTTATTGCCGCACTGATCTGGCTTGTTATCAAGATAGGCAATATGGACTTCTTCCCGGTACTGATGGGCGCGCTGCCTGCTATCCTGGTGCTATGGGCTTTTGCCAAGCGTTAAACACCGCCAGCGCCGCCCATTCCATGTGCTGAATATCGTTAAACATCGTCTTGTTGTCGCTGACGTTTAACCGTCGCATCACCACTTCTACGCCTGGGTAATCCAGCCCCAGATAGACTACACAGCCAAAGCCCGCCAATATCCTCCACTGGCTGCGGCAGGCAAGAAAGACTCCCAGGGTGGCAACGTTGTCCTGCCAGATTGCAAAACCCCCTCCGTTATGCGCCTTCATTGCAATGGATTCGGGGATTTCAATGCCGAACATGGCAGCATCGGCGGCGTTCTGGGCTTGCTGTTGGTCTGTGGTGACCGTGGGTCCCGTACCGCCCGCAGCCCAGGTGCGGGCGGCATCGGTCAGTTTTTTAGCCTGGCACCTTCCAGGCTGGCGAAGAAGCCTTCCACGATGCAGCGCGCGACAGGGTAGATGCTTAACAGGGTATCCAGGGCGGCTGGGCTGAAGGCCAGAATGCCTGCGTCATCCACTACCCCCTTCCAGCCTACCATCACAGTACGACAGAATGCGGCATCGTCCAGATCGCCCTCGCGCACGCGGGACAACAGTGATTCCACATCCGACTGTGACAGGCGGCTGAATTCGGCATCAAAGACGTTTTTGACCTTGCTGCCCGGCAATTCAACCGTGATCTGGGCGGTATAGGTTTCGGGGAGTGCGATTTTGAACATGGTAATTTCCTTAGGTTTTGGAGTACACAGCCTCGGCTGTGCCAGGTTTAGGTTATGGAGTACACAGCATCGGCTGTGCCAGGCTTAAATTATGGAGTGCACAGCCTCGGCTGTGCCAGGCGCAACCGAGGTTGCGCACTCCAAAACTTACAGTGCCAGACTTAGGTTGTGGAGTGAACAGCCTCGGCTGTGCCAGGCGCAACCGAGGTTGCGCACTCCAAAATTTACAGACAAACGATGCTGAATTCGTCGTTGCCCGCATTGGATAAAAACGCCATATTCATTTGCAGCATCTCGATGTTGTCGGCCTCGGATAACTGCATCGCATGGAGCTGGGTGACGGGACCGTTGATTCGCACCTTCTGACCAGCAGTGATGCCGTGCAGCAGGGCAAATCCCCCGGGTGTCGCATTCTTGCAGATCGTATAAAAATCCTTGGTCGCTACGGCCACATCCTCCAGCGTGATACTGCCGGTGGTCGTGCGGTCGGTCATTTGCACCGATTCGTTGTTGATCAGCGGGCGATAGACCATCTTGTTCCCCACGTCAAAACTGAAGTCGGCGATGTTGGCCGCCAGACCATGCAGGGTAGCGGTCGTCACGCCGGGCGCGACCCCCAGCGGTTGCTTGAATGCCCCCAGAGCGGCGGCAGGTATCGCGGCGTCTACGGCAGCCCGCGACAAACCGATAAAGCTGAAGCTCCACAACGGAGAGCCCTTGACAGAGAACTTGGCCTTGACGTTGCCACGACAGCCGGTAATGATGCGCAGCCTGCCGTCAATATTAAGATAAAGCGACAGGGATTGTTCCGCAGCGGAAACAGGGGAATAAGTCACTGAGGTTGCGGCAACAATAGTTTCGGCCAGTGCGCAGCCTTTCATCAGGACACCCCAGGCGGGTGCCGTACCCAACACCCCAGAGGCGGCGATTTCCACATCGAAATCAATAGTTACATGGGTATCGGCAATGACTTTGCCCTGGTTGGAGAAATACGGCGTGATGACCTTGCGGTCTATCTCGGTCGCATTGAGCGGGTTGATCTTGACGTTGGATACCAGCATCGCATTGGCCGCGCTGGTCGGTGACGAGTAGGTGGCGTAGGTGACTTCAGTCTTGGCCAGCAAGACCTGTTTGAGTGAGCGGATTGCCATTTCTTAAACTCCTTGAGGTGGATCAATCGGGGCTGGTTTTTTGGTTTTCAAAACCGGGTCAGGTGCAATAGGCGCAGTCGAGACTGCGCACTCCAAAGTTGGCTCTTCAATGCGAGTACGTTTACCTGTCTTTGGGTCAAGCATATAGCTACCGCCTTGCCCTGAAAATTCGTCGTCATACATGGTGTTATCTCCTGTCAAATTCCGTGGTGTATTCGTCCTGCCACCACAATTCATTATCCAACAAGCCCAGCAGCTTGCCGCCACTGAAGACCAGCGGGCTATGCAGCTCATCGGGCAGCCAGCCAAACAGTGCCGCATCCGTCTGGGCGCGCAGTGCGTCCATATCGCTGCTGGCAGCGAGCCCCGTTCCGTCGCGCATATTGCGCACCATCAAAACCACGGCGATACGCGGCGTGCGTTTCTGCGCTACCAGTCCGGTCATATAGCGCGCGGGGCCGCCCGCCTCGGCCACGGTCATCACAAAAGCACAAGGATACTGGCCTTTTATCTCGGCGCGTGCGCCAGCCAGATCGAGCGCCGACCCCACCCGCCTCAAGTCCGGAACCTGTGCCCGCAAGCGAGCGATAACCAGCTCGCGCAACATCACCAGCTTCCTCGCGCCGGACGGCTAAAAGCCGTCGCCTGTGAGTTGATCACCGCACCGCCATTCACGGCGACGGGTTGACTGGCCTGGTCAATACCGAGTGAGGCGACCCCCCGAGCCACATCACGCAGCTTTTTAATCGCATCGTCGTAGCGTGCCTTGACTGCGTCCGTGGCGCGAATGTCGAACAGCCGATAACGGGTAATGTCACAACTCAGGCGCACCAGCTCCTGAGAGGTTTGTGTCAAGGGTAGCGTGTAACGGCTGGCCAGAAAACCATTGATCTCCGCATCCGCATCGCGCAGCGCACCGTCTATCACGTCAGCATCAATGATGCCGGTCCGTCCCCGATCCGTCAGCTCCATCAATTCCTGGTAGCCGAAGCGGTCAATCAATTGCTGCTGGGAGGCGTACATGGTTACCCGGCAGCCTTGTCATCGGCGGCTGCCTTGTCATCATCGGCAGCCTTATCATCATCGGCATCAATTCCCACCTCGGTGACGATCAGCATCACCTCGCCCTTGAGCAGCGCAATTTCTTCCTGGCTCAGCAAGGCCAGCGGTATAACGGTTGCCTCTTTACTAAAGGCTCTCCCGCCGCGCCGAAACCCTTCCCGCTGGGAAACGATACTGAGTGCCTTGTGGCCTGCGCCGTCGTCGCGAACAGCACGGGATTTTTTAATGGTTGCCATATTTACCTCCTCACTACTCACTATTGGATGAGGCACGGCGCACCGTGCCTTGATTATTACGCTACCGTGCCGTCAGAGCCATAACCCAACTGCCAGAACCCGTAACCGCCTGCGGCGCGCGCTTCTGCGCCGAATTTGAATTTCTTGCGGCTGAAAACGTCATCCGATTGTGGGTCAACCTGCTCGACAAACACAGGGGCTTTGCGTTCCTGGTAGACGAAAGGCTTGACGGCTTGCGAGGTATCGAGCAGGAACCAGGCGGTATCCGAAGTCAGGCGCGCATCTACCACGACCTCAAAGGTGCCGCGATAGGGGTTGCTGTCGTTGACGGCAAGAAACTCGCTGTTACGCAGTTTCAGTGCGGTGGTCTCCAGTGCGGGCGGCACCAGCAACACATTCGGCATGATGTTCAGTGGACGGCCTTCATCGTCCTTGAACTTGCGCATCGCAAGGCGAGCTGCGCCAAAACTGGCATCCGCTGCCGCACTCGATGCCGCCGACAAAACTTTAGTGCCTTTGTTTGATACCGACACGCCTTGCACAGGGTGGTCAGTATCAAAAAAGAACTGACCGTCAAAACAGATCGCCGAAAAACTGCCGTTGACCAGATCGGAGACGATTTCATCCGGCAACTGCTTGGCGGAAAAGCCTGCCATATGTGCCTGGGGCGCGTAGATGCCCAACTGGTCGTCCTCGATGTCATTGCGATCCACTTCGATGGTGGCTTCCCAATCCTTGTTGGCGATGCTGTACTTAAAGGCTTCCAGCGCCTTGACGTTCTTGTCACCGACCCAGGCGCGCATCTTGGGGAAC